CCATATCTCTTACTGAGGCTATAGATAATATGTTTTGTTTTTTAAGATCAGGATAATATTGTTGATTCCAAGGAACTAAACTAGCGTTTGTACCTATAGTTAACATGTTTGGATTATTAACTCTTATGTATAAAACTTCAGAGCTACTGTATTCTAAATCAGTAGGACCTACTTCTTTTAAATCTCTAGGAACTTTATTTATATTATCACTAAGTAATGACATATAAGCAACCGTGTTAACATCTTCTGCAGATCTAACCGGAGCACCGTTTACAAAACCTGGTAAATAAACATTATAATACTCTTGTTCTTGTTGCTTAACAACAACTTTATATGAATACCATCCTAATGGTCTTAAAGCTTCATCATATATTCCTGGTTCACCAGTTGCTGTACTAGCTGTGCTATTTATAGCTTCATCTATAGTAATGTTTAACGCATCACCAAACCAATCTATAACTGGCTCTGTAGTTGCCAAGCTTGAGTCTCTATAAGGAGAATAAACTGTTGATCCTGCTAAATTTTCTACACTATCATAAGATGATAATATAACATCTGACTGTCTACCATATCTATCAGACAATACAAAACCAACTTGGTATGTTCTATTTTGTTTTAAATTATGATAAGGATACTGAACTGTATCGTGGAAATAATATTTTTTATCTTGTATACTAGCGTTATAAGCTATTGATTTTGGTGGTGTATGCTTGTCAACATAGTTACCATAAACAACTCTGTTACCTATTAACTCTTGAGCTAAAGCTTTTATTGGTACTTTATCATATACTCTAGTGGTTTGACCCTGTGGTAATGTTTTATATGGTTTATTTGAAGTGTAATCATAACTTAAATAACTTGTAGAACTAACCCCGTGAACTGGATCATACCAAGCAATAGCATCAAATGTTCCAGTTAAATTAGATAATTTTACAGTATCTAAAACTTTTACAGCTAAAGCGTCTGATTCTTTATATAAAATATCAACATTAGTAACTAGCAGTTTAGTTTGCATAAGTGCAGAACTAGTTTGTGGCATAGGCACTTTTACTAGTATGTTATTTATAGAGTTTTCAAACCAAGTTAATATAGTAGATTTATAAGCATTGTCCATGTCTTTTTCAACATAGTTTTCACCTTTACCAAAAGCGCTTTCTTGCTTTGGTATAAACATCGGTTGAGAAAATGGAGCCATTAAAGAATACTCATTATCTTCAAATTTAAATCTATAACTAAATCTTACAAACTTATCTTCTAAGAAAGCATCATCACCTTTCCAGTTGCCATCATAAAATTGATTAACACCTATAGTTATAGAATTTGTTGCTACCCAAGAATATGGAGCGGCAGATACATCTTTAGAAAACTTTAGTGTTATTTGATTATAAGCCAAAGGATAGTCACTGTCACCTGAAGCAGGCGCAGGTGCATAATCAGCAACAACAGACGTTATAGTTATATTGCTAGCAGCTGTAGCGTTTGGACCTGTAACTATCATACCAACTTCTGGTAGCACTTGATCAAAACCAGTATTAAAAAGATAAGTAGCAGTTAGTCCACTACCAGATACAGAGGTAATTGAAGCTGTAGCGCCGTTAGCATTTTGCTCTTGCGCTTTGTTAGTCATTGTAGGTCTTTCAAATACAATTTTTAAATTTGAAGTTGTAGTTGTTATAGCTTTGTTTAACGTAACTTGTGTTGAGCTATTTATAGCTACAACAAATCTTTTTTCTGTAATTTCAGTAGGAATAGTAATTGTTTCAAATTCACTTACTATATCTCCAATTTTTACGTTACTTGTGTTTATGTCAATATTTATAATAGCGCTATTACTAACCGTGCCTGATATTCTTGCGTTGTATCTATCTAAAACAATAACAGGTTCGCATGGCGCGTATTTAGCTACTGATATTTGATCTTCATTAGTATAATGACCAGTGTTTTGTGCTAGCTTTACGTTTATTTTTCTAGGTTGATTATTATTATCAGTCCAAAATAATAAATCTTCTACCATGTTAATACCTGTAACTGGAAATGATTTATTAAAATTTAAAAACCAACCTTCTACTAATATAACGGGCGTATACGGAGCATTTAAACTTACTTGTGTTATACCACAATTATTAGAGTTTGTAGCTCTAGCGCCTGATGGACTATCAAAGTCAGTCCAAAGAAAATAAGCTATGTTATTTGTTTCATCTATAAAATGACCTATAACAACAGATTCATTACCATCAATTTCTCTTATAACAGTATTACCTAATACATTTTCAAACTCACCAACAGTTGATCCTTCTGATCTACTAATCATTAAGTTTATAGCTTCTCTATATTCACCGTTAGGCAATAATCGAGAGTCAAGATCTTGATTCATTTTACCTTTTAAAAAGGTATTTTTAATTTCTGCCATGTATTAGTGTTTAATCCATTTAGATTTATTACGCATAACTTGTACTATTTCATCTAGCTTAATGTTAGATAATCTAATTTTAGCGTTTCTTAATTTAGCAAATCTTTCTTGTTTATATCTTTGTACAATATACTCTTGAGTGTTTGCTCTAGTAGACAATATAGCGTGGTTTAGATGAGCGTACATTGCATCTTCTGCCATCTTAGGAACTTTAGTATCTAAGTCATAAGCTAAACCATCAGAGATGTATTCTAGCATTATTAATTTATTTGCTAAATCACTAGAAAAATTAAATGTACCCATAGTTGGGTCAATATTAAACCATCCGTTAACTTGCATGTTAACAGGATCGCCTCCATATCTTTGCCCGTAAAAACCACCAAAGCCCCAAGTAGATTCTCCCCACCAATCATACATATATACTGTAGGATTATTTGTGTTAGCTGGCCATAAACCAGTTATTCTACTAGGATTGTTTGCTTGCCATCTTTCATTTATTACAGATGTACCATCTATATTTTCTTCAAAGTTATCTTGCACTATGTTACCAGCTTGATCTTGTATTGGTGCGCTTGAAGGACTACTAGTTAATTGTGTAGGATATATAGTATGCTTTACACCTAAACCATCTACCCAAGATAATTTAACATAGTTAACATAGTCTTGTGGTATAACTACAGATAAGCTTGGTGGAACAGTAAGTTCTTGTGACTTAATGCTTTTTAATGTATCAAAGCTAAATTCAGATAAACCTCTTTTAGCATGGAATATAACATCACTTCTTCTTACGTTTGGTATAAGTTTGTCTTGACCAACATAAGCAACCATAAAGTTATTTATAATGTCTTTTAATTTAGTATATTCATAACCACCGTAGTTATTAGCTACAGCACCTGCTTTTAATTGTACTTTTACATAAGTACCTATATTTTGGCCATTACCTAAAGTTATTGTACTACCGTTAGAATTATTAACTAAAGTATATGTTGTTACATACTCTGTCCAGTTATTTATACCGTTTGGACTAGTGTATATTTTAAAGTTATTTAAACCAAATTCTGGATCTGTTGGAGCAAAACTAGTTGCGCTACCTAAAACTAACTGAGTGTTAAAGGTAAACGTATAAACAGTAGTTGCAGCAACTGAAGTATATATAATCTGCGCGCCCGCGTAATATTGTAAGTTTGTTTCTTGGATTAATCCACCATCAGGTCTTGCCATGTTTTACATTTTTGAATTTTGTTCTTCTTGTGCTATTTCTTGAGCTGCTACTTGTATAATAGTAGGGTCATTTATTATAACCCCAGCATATGCTAATATTCTAGTTACAACATTTGTTTGTTCAGTAACGCTTAATTCAAAATTAACAGATCCAGCAGAGTTATATAAAAATTGACCAAGAGCACCTACGCTATAACCCCAGTTTATATCTGCAGGTGTTTTTAAATAAGATATAGTAACCCCTGTCTGTATTGTTGTAGGATACAAATATAATAAATCTTGCTCGTATAAATAAACAGGAAAATCAGTTGTTGGTTTTGTAAGTGGAGATAATAGAAGTTGTGTTATCTCGTTTCTTTGTGAGTATTGTGTTAATTCTTCACCGTTATAATAAACGCTACCAAGTCTATATATATCTGTAGGCGTTAAAGTAAAGTGAGGTCCTACGTAAGCTGTAGCACCTGTTCTTTGAAAAAATTGTAATTTTTGTTCAATATTTTTTACGCGATTAGCGTATTCAGTATCATTTTGTGGCACGCGATACTGTTGGTTTAAATCATCTTCATACTTTTCAAATATATTTAATTGCACTTGAGTTCCAACTTTGTTGAACTCATCAGGTGTCATATATCCTCTTTGTTGTTGGTTAAGTATTAATAAGACTGTTTTATATACAGCGTCTACGTTTATTGCCATTATAGTGTATTTATTATAATATATGGGCCCGAGTAAACGAGCCCTATATATTAGTATTACAGGTTAAGAGATTTTTTTCTCTATAGTTTTATAAACTTCTACTCCTTCATCTGTTTTAAACCATGCAGCTAGTGCTGAGTAAGGGTTTTCATCAAATGGTATTGTAAATAATTTACGTTTGTTTGAACCATAAACAAAGGTTCTTTGATCTTGAGATAAACTTATAATACCTGATTCAGTTGCTTTAATACCAAAGTTTCTTAGCATTACATTTTCGTCTTTAGCTAAACTAATAAACAGTTCAGCATTTCTTTTTGCAAATAATAGTATATCTCTTTTTAATTCTTTAGATGATAGATCAGAAACGCTTGATCCTATTTCAACTCTTAGGATTGCTTCAGCTTGTTCTATATCCATATCTTTAGCAGCGTTTAATGCCATGATTTCTAGTTGTAAATCAACTAACTCATCTTGAGCAATAGCTTGCGGTTTTAATTCTGCGTATCTACCGTTTAAATCTGGGTGATACAATGATAAAAGCTTTTGTAAAGCTTGTTGTTCTTTAGGTACAAATAAAGACCCATCTTTAAACATGATATGCTTTAATGTAACTTCTCCTTTTTGCTCATCTACAAATGGTGAGTTTTGATTAGTAGCATATCTTAACGCTCTTTGCGTGTTTGATTCTGTATCAAAATATAACAACGGGTATTTTTCCGTATGTCTAGATTTTAATGTATATGTTAAAGGTTCTTTGTCTCCTGTTAAAAAATAGTTTCTATCTTTTATTTCCCAAGTGCTTTTAGCCTTAGGTTCTTTTTCTTTTGTTTTTGACATGATATAATATAATTAAATAGTTAAAAAATATAAGAGTAATAATTACCCCCGTAGTTTTTACGAGGGTAAATATTACAATAAATATTAAGCTGTAAATAATACGAAGTTATTTCTAGCTTGTACACATAAACATCTTTCAGATAAGAAGTTTACTTCCATTGCATCTAAGTTAGAAGTAGAAGCACCGCCAACTGAACCAGTTAACCATGATTTCATTCTTCTGTCATCTGCTTGAGAAGCTCTATATCTTACGTGTAAGAAAGGACGTCTGATGTTTGTTCCAAGTAACTGATCGTATACTGTAGAAGTTCCAGCAGGAACTAATACACCATCAATGTTGTCACCGTTAACAAAGTTAGCAGAACCACCTCTTGTTGACGCGTCGTTTAAGTATTTCCATGAAGTCTTGTAGAAATCATAAGAACCTCTTCTGAATCCAGAGAAACCTAAGTTAAGCGCCATATCTTCAGAGTTTTCAAATACACCGTAAGATGTACCTCCAGCTCCATAAGAGTTTTGTTGTGCTAACATGTTATCAAATAACAACTCAGTTTTTCTGTCTAAGAAAAGCATGTTTTCTTCAATTGCTCCTTGAGAATCTAAATTCTCTAATACAGAATCAAAATCCTGTAATGATCCAGCGTAACCAGAAAGTACATTACCACCATTGTTGATAGCAGCAAATAAACCTTCAGTACCTATTTGACCAGCAGTTGCTCCAGCAGCAAAGCTAAGACCAGCAGTTCCAGAAATTGTTCCTGCTTGTGCGCCATTAGCTAATTCACCTTCAATCATTGCCATTTCTAAGTAATCTTCGAAACGTAATCTAGTTTCACCTTCAGCTTTTAAATACCATAAGTATCCAGAAGTTCCGTCTTCAGAAGCTACTTCAACCCATCCAATCTGAGCAGTATCAGATCCACTTACAGCGTATCTGTCTCTGATGATGATTGGTTTGTTACTGAAAGTAGTTAACTGAGGTTGGATAGATTGTCCAGAAGTTCCTGTAGCAGGACCAACAGAACCTTTTCCAAATTCAGAACCATATACAAACACTTTTAATCCAGCTAAAGCTGGTCCAGCGTTTACATTAACTCTAGTGTAAGGTATTACGTCAAAGTTTTGAGCTCCACCTGCTCCACCTGCACCTGCAGCACCTGTAGCAACTACAATTGCTTTTACAGTGAATGCTGGGTTAGCTGGATCCATAATTACAACAGTCATGTTAACAAATACAGTGTTAGTAACACCACCTGGTAAAGTTATTCTATTACCTGCGTTTGCTCCAACAGCTGAACAACTTACGTTGTCATAACCTATGTGTAATCTATTTTGCTCAGACCAAATTACTTGATCAGACATCATTGGCATTTCAGCGCCAACCATTCTTAAGAAGCCGCTTAACGTTCTGTTTCCATAACGCTCTACCTCTGCTTCATATATTTCCGGTAGATATTGTTGTGCGAAGTCATTCCCACCACCACTATTAAAATTTAAATAATTGCTAGTTAAAGTTTGTGTAGTTAGTGAAGGTATTAAACTTCCAAATTGAGGACTTAATACTCCCATTTTTTTTTAGTTTTAATTGTTAAATTTACTTGTTTTAATTTTCAACTTAGAACTATCTACTCCGTTTATAGCGCGTACTTTAAAACCACCTAATGATATGTCTTCACCTGCACTTTGACGCGGAGCATCTAGTGTAGGATTTTTAGAACTTTGCATTACGTTTTTAATTCCATCGGTTTTACCTTGTTCATAAAAATGTTTTACAATACGATCTACATTCTGAGCAGCGTACATAGCCTTATGATAACCCTTCGTATCTTTAACATTACCTTCATTGTCTAAGAACTTCTCGACGAAGTTGTTAATGTTTGATTGATTTTCTGCAACTGAACTAGGATCTTTAACACCATATCTAAACTTCTTTTCTCCAACCTCGAAATCAAAACCTTTGAAATCATCAGAGAATAAACTTTTAGTGTCGTTAACAAATCTTTCGTGCTGTTGTGTAGCTAACTCTTGATCTTTGTTGTATCTATTGAAAAAGTCTACAGCTTTTTGTTGATCTGGGTTTTGCGATGGTCTTAACTTAATCTCATCGTAGTATTTAACTTTTAGATCTTCTAAATGCTTTTTGGCTTTTGCAATTTCTTCTTTTTTTGCGAGTTTCTTTCTGCGGATATCTCGCTCCTCATCTAAATCAGTATCAAACGAAAAATTCTCTTCCATTACAAACGCAAGATCATCATCCGAAAGATGTGGTTTAGTATTTTTATAATATTCTTTTAATAAAGTATTTTCATCAACGTTTGAATAATCAGCGTTGAGTCTAGCATAATCTTCTATAGTTCCACCAGTTTCTTTCATAAACTCTACGAGTTTTTCTACATTGTCTGGTAACTCAACTTTAGTTGGTTTAACTATTTCTTCTTGTTTTGGTAGTGGCTTTTCTCCCACCTCTTGAATTTCTTCAATAATCGGGCTGGACTCTTCAACTGGTTTGTCTCCTCCAACGTCCACGCTTTTGCCATCTCCGGTTTGTTCGCCCACATCCACCTTCTCTGTTTCTCCGATTTGAATGGCATCTGTTTCTTCTTTTTTCTGTGTTAAATCTACTTTAATAGGTTCTTCAGCTTTTACATTTGGATCTTTTGTAAGATCTACTTTAACTGGTTCTTCTTTTTTCTCAGTAAACTTTTTAACTTTTGTTTTTGACTTTATTTTAAAGTCACCCTCCTGTTTAACAGGCTCAGTTGTTTTTGTTTCTTCTGACATAATATAATATAATTAAATAATTAATAATTAGACACTTGGCGTCATAGATGCCATGTCTGGTTGTTCAAAGTTTTTAGGCAAAGAATCATTTTGTCTTTGGCTGATTAATTCGCTTTGTTGTGTAGCTTCCATTTTGCTACGTTTATCTTTACGATCTTCGATCATATTTTCTTTTTTCTCCATAGCTTGAACATCCATACCTTTTAAAGCCATATCATACTGGTGTTGGATCTCCATTTTTTGCTGTTCTATTTGAGCAGCAATTTGCATACGTTGTATTTCCATTTGATTTACAGCTTGCTCATATTGTACTTTAGAACCTGATATAGCCTCTTGTTTTTGTACTTCTGACAATGCTACTTTTTCAGCTGAATCAGCTTGAGCCGCTGCTTGTGCTTGTATGTTAGCTTGTTGGTTAGCTTGCTCTCTAGCTTCTTTCTTTTTACGTCTTTGTTTTAAAAGATCATTAGCTAGTTTTAAATTTTTAATTTGACGTATATCAATAGCATCTTCAAGGTTTATACCACCTTGCTGTAAAGCCATTTGTATGTTTTGCTCTAGTTGTGCTTTTTCTTCTTCTTCAGGCTCTAATGATAAGTAAATACCAAAATCATGTATATTTAAATTTTGTATTTCTTGTAATGTACCTACATTGTAAGTAGATATAGAACTTTTTAAAGAATTTAAAGTTAAAGGATAGTTTAATGAATCAGCAACTTTTAAAGATATGTTTTCACATGTTCTAAGTGTTAACCATAAACTAGAGTTTAATATATGTCTTGTAGCAGTATTAGATGCGTTAGCAGCTAGCTTCTGTAAACCTACTAAACTGTTTTTATCTGTATCACTACCATCACGAGCTTCATTAAGCCCGGTCACGTCACGTATCATTTGTAAATAATACTGATAAGTTTGTATTAAACTTTGTATTTTACCTTGACCACTAGAGCTAGTTAATTCTTGAATAGGTACTTTACCTTGGTTAAGTGAACCTTCTTGTGTGAGTGATCTACCAACAATACTACCAGTTTGGAAATACATGTTAAGTGCTTCTGCTGGATTATAATTTGTACCATTACCTAAATCAACCTCTGCTAAACCATCCATATCTAAAAATACACCATCTGGTACTATTCTAGACATAACTTGTTGTAGCTTTAAATGCGTTAATTGAATCATATCGGCAAAACCAGTAGTTTTACTAACAATAGATTCAATTCTTCCTTGGTACATTCTTGGCGCTACAATAGCATAACTCATTTCTACTTTTGTAGTATCAGCAAAAGGTCTTGTCATATTTTCAGCAAGTTCCCATCTTAGTAATTGATTATTACCAATTACCTTAGCTCCTTTGTATAATACTTCTATTTTTCTTGATACTTTAGAAAACGTATCAGACTCTGGTGGATTAAAATTATCATCTTTTATTAATGACTTTTCTAAACCTTGATCTGTTTCTTTTATTTTAAATACTTGACTGTTGTATGTTTTATATTCAAAATATAAAACCTGTATAGTATTAGGGTCATAAGTAGACCAACCATATAAAGTGTCTCTGTTACCTGTTTGTTTAGATATTTTATCTAATTCACTTTCTGTAAGATCAGGAAACTCTTTAGCTATTTCACCAATAGTTAATGACTTAACTTCTCCTACATAATATATATCTTCAAAATTTGGATCTTCAGTATATGAAAATATTAATCTTGCAGGATCAACATAATCAATTGTAATACCATTAGCTTTGTTCCAGTTTGTTTTTACTGCACCAATACCTAATGTTACTAAATCATAATTAAATCTTTTCTTTATATTAGTAAACTTATTTTTAGCTAATACATTATCTATAACTTCTTCTTCAGCTAGTTCTACAGCATGCTTATAAGTTAGCTGCATATGCATATCTAACTCTTCTTCATTTTCTGGTAAACCTGCAGGATTAGGACTTTGATATAAATCTAAACCTAACTTTGTTTTTAATTCTTCTAAATAAGGTTTAGCTAACATATCTTCATATATAGCTGTAGCGTAGTCTGTTCTTTTCTTTAATGATATTGGATCTTGAGCACTAGCTTTTATTTCAAAAACTTTATTTGTCATACCGTTAACTACGATATCAACAAACTTAGATAATACAGGTACTGGCTTCCAGTCTAAATTAAGATAAGACATGTCACCATTAATAGCTAATTCATCTTTGTATTTTTGCACAGGTTGTTCACCTCTTGCATATAATCTTAAACTATGAAATCTATTATATGATGTAGCAAATCTAGTTCCATTACCACCTTGTCTCCACCATTCGCTTTCAATAGCTTGAGCAACTTGCTCTCCATATTTCAACGAGTTTTTTACTTCGTCCGGCACAACTTGGCTAGGAAAAGAACTGTTTGGATTTGTGTATATATTCATTTACTTAATTATTTTTGATAATGTACCTTTGTTGTTATATCTTTTTATCCCAAGGTCTATAGTTTTTCTTATGGTTCTATTAACTGGAGCATATCTATTTTTATTACAAGCCATAATAGCAAGTCCAGAACTTATAGATGCATCATATTTTGTTCTTCTGTTTATGTCAAAATTAGCCCAGTCTTCAAGTGTTCTTTGAAAATACATATCTCCATAACTATCACCATCAAATCCTACAGCATTTTCTATATATGTTTCGATAGCAGCAGCGTGCGCTTGTATTATATCTTGACTAGAGTTAGGTATTCCACCAATCTCTCTTTCTGTTAATGATAGTTTAGCATAGACTTTGTCTGGTCTATTCATACTAAAACCTCTGTAACCTCTTCTTCTAAAATGATATAATAATCTAGGTTTATTATTTTCTGCTAGTATTGGCATACCATAAAAAACGCAAGCCATTAATACATCTTCAAAAAATAACTCAGCAGTTTGTGGGCGAGCGATATACTCTAAGAAAAAATGATCAACAGGAGCATCTTCCATGCTAAACTTAGTTAAACCACTTAAAGCTCCTTTAGAACCTCTACCATCTACTGTTCCTGATATATCGTAACTATCACAACCAAAAGCACCCATATGCTCATTGCCTGGATATTTAATACCATTTTTAATTATAAATCTGTTTTGTAAATTTGTTGGTGGCACCCATGTTATAAGAAATCTACCGTTTTTATTAGGTGAAAAAACCACTCTAGTATCTATGATACCATTTTCCCATTGGAAACTTCCAGCAGTTACAACAGCAGCAGATGATGCTTCTTCATTGTAATCTATTTGCTGATATATTTTTGTTAAGTTAAATAAAGACATTTTAGACTCATCTCTAAATGCGTGTTTAGTTGTACGAGGAAACTGTCTATAAAATTCATTTAATCCATCTTGGTCATCTTTAAGACCTTCTACCTCGTTTTCCCAGTATTCAATAACCCCAATTGTGATTGGTGTTCCATGAGGTCCATGCACTTTTTCTGATGGAGTTTCGAAGACAGGGTGGCCATAAGAATCAATGTATCCCTCGTAGTTCCACTCCATAGGAATGAACAAAGAATAGAGTCCTGAACGTGTTTGTCCATTAGCGTTTCTTTTTGTAACGTCTGAGTCATCATATAATTTTTTAAAATTTCTACCACCTTTATCTAAAGCGTTTGATGTTGATCCCATCATACACTTACCAATTACTCTACTACCTAATCTAAGGGTGGTTTTCGTAACACGCCAGTTGTTGAGGATGTTGTTGGGCCTTTCCCACTTCCCCGACTCATCGTGGACGAGGAGCCTGAGTTTCTCCCCATCGTAGGCGTTATCCCCCGTGTTCTTCCAGTCGATTGTGGTGTCCAAGCCCGAGAGGGTTTCACCGGCTTCATCACTGGTTTTGACGATACTTCTTCTGGTGAACTTGCTGGCTGGGACTCTGTAGGCAAGCTCGGTCTTTGGACGGTCCATACCGTCCTGGATCGGTTTGAAAAAGAAGGGATAATTAACGGATATTGGTACGACCTTATCAGTGAACATCTTCTTAGCAT